GACCTGCTCTTGCATTCTCGCTGATGATGTCTCCGTTTCTGCCAGGGACCGATGTGCTTTCCACATCCGCTGCCGGGGAATCGTACACACCGGGTCCGGACAAATATAAAAGGAAGTCCTTGCTGGACTTACCGGCAAAGGACAGATACTGCCGTGCAAACCTGCCCTTCAGATCAAACTTGGATACTGTCTTTTTCTCAGGCAAATAGCCCATACGCATCACCTCTTACTTGTAAACCGAATCGTCCTGGTCGATCATCTCATTGATCTTGTCAGCTACGATCTGTGCCAGCTCGTTATCGTTCCGGGCGTTGTAGCCGTTCACCGTGATGTGAACGCCGCCCAGATTCGTGTTCTTTGTTGTTCCGCCGCCGGCCAGAGCAGCCTGCGGAAGATTCCAACCGCTTGTGTTCATCCGGGGCATATTGATCTCCGGCAGGCTGAAGGAGCAGATTCCCGCCATCCCCTGCTGAACCTTAGAGGCCATAGATCGGATCTGCTTCAGCAGACTGTCCTCGCTGTCCCTGATGCCTCCAGTCAGCAGCTTCATGAAGTCAGGCATATAGGTGTCGGCATCGGCCAGCGGTCCTTCGTCCGGCACCGAGAAGTGCAGGAAACTGCGGATGCCGTTTGCCACGCTCTTAGCGGCATTGCCGACCCACGACACGCCTTTCTTGATGCCTCCAGCGATACCGCTGACCACATCCTTGCCCCAGTTCACCGCCGAGGAAGCCACGTTCTTGACGCCGCTCCAGATGGAGGATGCCACGTTGCCGATGGCAGACGCCGCATTGGAGATGCCATTCTTAATGGCAGTCACACCATTGGAGAACACAGAAGTGACTTTATTCCAGATGTTGGTCACGCCCTCACGGAAACCATCGCAGTTCTTCCAGAGAGCGGTCAGCCCAAGGCCGACACCGCCGACTGCGGCCACCGCAATACCAGCAGGGCCAGCAAGACCAGCCAGTGCTGTACCTGCCGAGGCAAGCACACCGCCAGCCGAAGAAGCGATACCAGCCAATGCACTGCCTGCACCGGCTGCAAGACCAGACACCGTTGTGCCAACAGAACCGAACAGCCCCGCAATCGCAGAACCAGCTGAGCCAGCGATACCGCCCAGCGTGGAGCCTACACCGGAGAGCAGCCCGGACAGGCTGCTGCCAACACCGCCGAGCTTGGAGAGAACACCAGTCGCAACGCTTCCGAGGTTCGACAAGATGCCGGTTCCGCTGCTGCCAAGGCTGCCCAGCTTCGAGATGACACCGGTGACACCTTGTCCCAGACCACCCATCTTGGAGGTCAGCCCGGAGATCAGATTGCCGAAGTTCGAGACGATCTGTCCGCCATCGGCGTTGCCGATTTTCGACAGGAAACTCCCCATCTTCGACAGCAGACCACCGCCGCCATCCGTTCCCAGTGCATTGCCGAGGTTCGTGAGCGTCTCGCCCAAGCTGCCGAAGGTACTCTTCATGGAGCCGAGTTTGTCCACGATTCCGGTGACAGTACTGACCGTATCGCCCACCTTACTGATACCCTCACCCAGACCTTTCAGGAAATCCGAGTTGAAGGTGTCACCGAGGCTGCGAATCGCGTTGCCCAGAGAACTGGTCTGGTCGCTCAAGTCTCCGATAGAGGTCTTCATGTCGGAGAATCCCTGCTTCACTTCATCGCTCATGCTGCTAACCGATGTTTTGGTGATCTTTTCAAGGTCACTCCAGACAGACCTAAACTCGCTGGTCATGCCGTCCAGACCATTCATAAGCCCAGTTCGGATGCCGGATGCCAGCCCGCTTGCAGCCGACCGAACTCTACTTGTGCTGCCGCTGATCGTAGAGGCAAAGCCACTCACCACCGACTTCACCTTGTCGCCCATGTCTCCCACGGGCGTGTTCAGGTTGGTCTTCATGGAGCCAGACAATGTCTTGACGGCCTTGACGACCTTGTCTTGATTCTTCTTGATGCCGCTTGCCAGCAGCTTCATGAAGTCAGGCATATACTCGTCCGCATCAGACAGAGGGCCAGTGTCAGGCACAGAGAAGTGCAGCAGACTTCTGACTTTGCTTGCCACGTTCTCTGCGGCGCGGACGACCGAGCCTGCCGCCGCACGAACACCGGCCGCCATCTGGGAGCAGATGTCACTGCCCCAGCTGTATGCCGAAGAAGCAATGGAGCTGAGAGAGTTGAAGTTGCTCTTGATGCTGGACACACCGGAAGAGACCGTGGAGCGCAGATTGGACATGGCACCGGACACCACCGACTGCACGCCGGAGAAGGTAGAGCTAGTCGTGGACTTCACGCCGTTCCAGCCCGAAGAAACCGTAGACTTCACTGCGTTCACAGCCGAAGATGCCGTGCTGCGGATGGTGTTCCAGCTGGAACTGAGTACCGACTGGATGCTCGACCAACTGCTGCTGGTCAGGCTGCGGAGGTTGTTCCATCCCGCCGTGACGGAACTCTTGACCGCATTGACTGAGCTGGTGGTTGCACTCTTGATGCTGTTCCAGCTCGTATTCAGCACGGTCTGGATGGAATTCCAACTGGACGTTGTCAAACTTCGCAGATTCGTCCACCCGGTCGTGACGGAAGTTTTAACTGCGTTGACCGATGCTGTTGTCGCACTCTTGATGCTGTTCCAGCTCGTGTTCAGTGCCGTTTGGATGGAACTCCAACTGGATGTTGTCAACGTGCGCAGGTTTGTCCATCCATTGGTAACGGAAGTCTTCACTGCGTTCACGGCTGTGGTGCTTGCCGTTTTAATGGAATTCCAGCTTGCCGTCAGGCTCGACTGGATGCTGGACCAGCTGGATACCGTCAGGGAACGAAGCTGTGTCCAGCCGTTCGTCACTGCGGTCTTCACACTGTTCAAGCTGGTTGTCACGAAAGTCGTAATTCCGGTCCATGCCGTAGTGGTATCCGAAGCGATGCCGGACCACGCTGCCGACATGGATGCCTTGATGCTGTCGATCTGGGTCGTCACAGACTGTGCCATGCCAGTACAGGCAGTCGATACGGAGGTAGACACACCCGACCATGCGGTCTGGGCTTCCGCCTCCACACCGGACCATGCGTTAGAGGTATCCGTTTTCATCTGGGTGGTAGAGTCACTGGTCTTGCCGGTGATGGCATCCCAGATACCACCAAAGAATCCGGAGATCCCTTCCCATGCGCTAGAGATGCCGGACTTGATACCCTCCCACGCAGTGCTTGCCGTAGACTGGATGCCTTCCCATGCCCCAGACAGCCCGGTGGCCACCGTTTCTACCGCCGAGGTCACGCCGGACTGGATACCGTCCCAAGCTGTAGAGATCGCACCCTTGATGCCATCCCACGCAGATGAGGCAGTTGTCTGGATGCCCGTCCATGCAGTCGAAAGCCCAGAGCCGAGCGTCTCAACCGCGCTGGACACAAAGGAGGAGATTCCCTCCCACGCGCCGGAAATGACACCCGAAATGCCCTCCCACACAGTCGATGCCGCCGACTTGATGTTCTCCCAGGCTGTAGACCAGTCGCCGGAGATCACGCTCATGACCGTCGAGATGACGGCCGAGATTGCATCCATAACCCCGCTGACCACGCCGGAGATTGCCTCCCAGACCGTAGAGAATACCGTCTGCAAGCCGGTCAGGATACCGCCAAGGAAATCCGAGATTCCGGTGAATGTCAACTGTGCGTTCTCGTCCATCTCACCGGTTTTACCCGTGAAGAACGAGACGATGCCGTTCCAGATACCCTCGAAGAAATCCTTGATCCCCGTCCAAACGCCCGTGAAAAATGCCGAGATTCCATTCCAGACGGTAGATGCTGTGGTCTGGATGCCCGTCAGGATGCCGGAGAAGAAATCGCTGATTCCTGTCCAGATCCCCTCAAAGAAGCCCTTGACGCTTTCCCAAACGGTGTTCCAGTCCGTACCGAACCAGCCGAGGAACACATCTGCTACACCCTTCAAGGTGTTCAGCACCGTAGAGAAGATAGACTTGATGCCGTTCCAGATGCCGGAGAAAATGCCCTTGACTGCCTCCCATGCGCCGCTCCAGTTGCCCTGGAACAGGTTGGAGAAAACATCGAACAGACCAATAAGGGTATCGAGGACCGTTCCCAGTACAGTGGACACGACCTGAAAGGCACCCTCGAACACAGGAGCCAACACCTGACAGAATCCATCCCAGACTGCTTTCAGCACCTCGACGATATCCTTGAAGTCAAAGCCGAGGGCATTGAGCCGCTGGGTCAGTTGGTCGCAGAAGCCGCGCACCTTTTCGACGATTCCGTTCCAGATGTTGGTGATGGCGGTGCGGAACTCCTCATTGGTGTTCCAGAGGTGCATGAAGGCAGCGACCAGCGTACCGATGACGGCTACGACCGCCATAACCGGCGCCGAGACCCCACCGAGTGCTGCGCCCAGCTTACCGAACAGTCCGGTTGCACCGCCCACCCGGGTGGAGAGCAGTCGGATGCCCTTTGCCAGCGAACTGAATCCTCGCAGAGCCGTACCAACTGTCGATATGGTCTTTCCCAGTACAATGAGCAGCGGACCGATGGCCGCAGCCAGAGCCGCCACCTTGAGGATGGTTTCTCTGGTGCTGTCATCCATGCTGTTGAGCTTGTCCACGAATGCCTGCACCGCCGACACGATCTTGCGGATGGTGGGCATCAGGAGGTCGCCAAAAGAAATAGCCAGCTCTTCCAACTGAGATTTCAGAATGGTGAACTGACCATTTAAGTTGTCCTGCATGGTTTCTGCCATGCTCTCCGCAGAACCGTCACAGTTCTCGATGGCACCACGGAGCTTGTCGATGTCACCTTCGCCGGCATTCATCAGGGCAAGGAAACCGGACATGGCGTTCTTGCCGACCAGCGATTCGGCATTGGCTGCCTTTTCGGATTCGGTCAGACCGGAGAACGCCACACGGCAGTCCGCAAGGATATCGTTCAGGCTTCTCATGCTGCCGTCCGCATTGCTGGTGGCGATAGTGACCTCGCCGATGTTCTTGCCTGCAAATGTCACTTCGCCAGCAAGGTTGTTCATGATGGATCGCAGCGAAGTACCTGCCTGTGATGCCTTGATACCGCTGTTTGCCATGAGGCCGATGGCTTCTGCGGTGTCCTCTGCGCTGAAACCCAGCGCACCGGCGATAGGCGCACAGTACTTGAAGGTCTCGCCCATCATGCTGACGTTGGTGTTTGCATTGGACGATGCCGCCGCAAGGATGTCCGCAAAGTGACCGGAATCCGCAGCCGACAGACCAAAGGCGGTCAAGGCATCCGTGACAATATCCGAGGTGGTCGCCAAGTCCTCACCGGATGCAGCAGCAAGGTTCATGATGCCCTCGATACCATCCAGCATATCCCCGGTCTTCCAGCCGGCCATCGCCATGTATTCCATAGCGGAGGCTGCTTCGGAGGCTGAAAACTTGGTCTTGGCACCCATCTCACGGGCTTTTTCACGCAGGGAATCAAAGTCAGAGCCAGTCGCGCCGGAAATAGCAGCGACCTTGCTCATCTCTTGGTCGAAGTCCGCTGCGGTCTTCACCGCCGCAGTTCCTAAACCAGTGACCGCTGCTGTGACAGGTAAGAATTTCTTGCCTGTCTCCTCGACCTGAGAACCAACCGTCTGGAGTTTCTCACCCACTGCATCGATCTTGGCAAGGGTCACATTGGTGACCGCTGCCTGTTCCTGCAGGGATTTGAGGTTCTGCTCAGTTTCCACGATCTCACGCTGGAGCGCATCGTATTGCTCCTGTGTGATCTTACCGTCTGCAAGCTGCTGGTTGGCCTGCTCCGCCGCCGTCTTTAAGGTGGTGAGCTTCTCCTTAGTGGCTTCGATGGCATCCTTCAGCATCCGCTGCTTCTGGGTGACCGCCTCGGTGTTGGAGGGGTCCAGTTTCAGGAGCTTGTTGACATCCTTCAGCTCAGACTGCGTTGTTTTGATGGTTTTATTGACGCTTTCCAGTGCCTTGGAAAGTTTTGTAGTATCGCCGCCGATCTCAACGGTGATGCCCTGGATTCTGGAGGCCATTTGCGTAACCACTCCTTGCCGGCATGAAAAAAGCCCATCTGCACGGAGCAGACAGACTAAAAATGGGTATAAAAATGTCCTGCCAGCTTTCACCAGCAGGGTTGATTAGAATTTTTACTTGTAAAGGTCTTCCAGCGTTATCAGCCGAACTTCACCTCGCTCTTGTGCCTGAAGAAGTCCATCTGTGAATCCGCCTTTCGAGAAGATATAGTAGTGATAGTTGTTGCCCTTTCCAAAAACTGAGGCATAATCCCGAATCAAATCGAGTTCATCCACACCGATTTTCTCATTCCGGTATTTGCATGAACCGATGATATAGTCTTTGCCCTCAACAGGAGTTCCGACGATATCAATCTGTATCTGCTTTTTCTTCTTCGGGTCTGTCCCCCACCACTGGCCGATTTCACTCAGCTCAATAGGAAGGCTATCCGAATAATAGAGCAGGTAATCCTGACACATCTTCTCATAAATTAGACCCATGTAATCAGGAAGATACTGCTTTACAGCGTGTGGATAGGTCTTTGCAATTCTGCCAGAGTCAATGGCACTCATATTGATTGGCACAAACCGATACCAGAAACGGAAGAAGTTATCAGCCAGCAGATAGATGGTTTTCTTACCCGGTTTTTCTGTAATCGGTGTTTCTTTCTTCGCAATGCCAAGGTCGATCAGCGTTTTCAGGTACTTCGATACGACCGAGTTTTCCTCGCCGACCTTCATCTTGATATCGTTCATTCGGGAAGCACCTTCTGCAATCGCTTTAATGATTGCATTATAAATGGCCGGCTCCCGGAGTTCCTGCTTCAGTAAGTTCCCCGGTTCCTCATACAGATAGCTGGAGCGGTCAAAGAAATTATCCAACAGAGCTTCATCCACACTATCTCGCACATCCAACTTATTGATATAGTGGGGAACTCCTCCCGTGATCCCATAAATCAGGGAATTGTCTTCTGCAGACAGATTTGGGTGGAACACAGCGGTTTCTTTATAGTCTAGCGGCTCAATCTTAAACTGGCCAGTACGTCTGCCATACAACGGACTTTCCTTTCCAAGCACCTGACTCTCCATGAAGCTCATAGAGGAGCCGCAAAGAATCAGGTACATCTTGGACTCTGTCCATTTGTGGTCGATGATGTGCTGCAGCATCGCTGAAATAGCTGGTTTTGCTTTTGCAAGATAAGGATACTCATCAATGACAAAGACAATCCTCTTTTCCTTTGAAAGTGCTGTCAACTCATCCAAAGCTGCATCATAGGACCTGAACTCCGGTGCAGACTCCATATCCGGCCGCTCAAAACTCATAATCGACTTTGAGAGAGCTTCCAGATTTTCCTTTCCTGTCGTGTTCAATGCAGAAAAGAAAATGGTAGGCTTATCTTTGCAGAACTCGTTGATCAGTGCCGTTTTACCAACACGCCGTCTGCCGTAGATGACAATGCACTCAAACTTATCACCTGCATACCGTTTATTCAGTTTCCGCAGCTCATCCTCACGGCAATAGAATTGACTCATCTACTCACCTCCAATAATTATACTCGTGAGTTAGTAACTCGTAAGTTACTTCTTTACGAGTATAATAAATCAGATAGTCTGCAAAGTCAAGTAAAATAAGTCGAACCTTTAAAATCGATCGAAGTCCGACTGACTTGCCAGCTCTTTGTACGAATAGCCGTCATTCTGCCGCTCCGTGAACATATCATTGACCAACCCGATGGTCAGCAGGTCGAGGTCGGCAATGCTGATACCGAGCTGTACACAGGTAAGTAGGTAATCATCCGTATATTGACATTTTATAAAAGCCATCTGATACTGTTTCTGGCTGTCTGCCAAATTCTATATCAGATGGCTTAGTATTATTTTTTAGTTTAGTACGGCAGTATTCCGGAAGATCTTCTGACCATGGAAGCAGTTTCTTTAACTCTTCCTCTTTAGGAAAAGCTCCCATTTTTCTGAGTTCATCCAATATATAAGTCAGATATGCGTATGGTTTCAGATGGTTCAGAAGTGCCGTTTCTGTAATGCTGTAAACAAGGGCACTGGCACCAGCTCCCCGTACACTTTTGGCAAACAGCCAGTTGCGGCGTCCCACTGCAAAGTTTTTCAATGCACGTTCTGCACTGTTGTTGTCTATACTGAGATGGCCATCTTCCAGATAGCGTTTCTGATATGCTTCCTGATTAAGCGTATACAAAATGGCATCACCAATAAGGGAAGACCTGTCTACAGAATCTTCCATCGTATGCAGCCATTCAAACAGGGCATCCATAACTGGACGGGACTGTTTCTGGCGCTCCTCATATTTTTCTTCCGGTGCTTTATTGTGGATCATTTCCTCGATCTTATAGAGGATCCCGATCCTTGACATCGCCTGATATGCAATGGTCTCTTTCAGCTGTTCTTTTGTAAAGTCTTTTTTTAATGCTGTGAGGGCTGCATCAAAACGTCGTCTTGCATGGGTAAGGCACCCGCTTACTATGATACCTTCTCCTAAACTGTGATAAGCCTGATATCCATCACAGGTCAGATACCCATGAAACCTGTCCCCTAAAAAGTTTACAGGATGATATCCCGCACGGGTCCTTTCATAATCGAAGAGTACCATCTGCGGGGAACCACTGAATTCATCCGTGAGATATACCCACATCCAGTTCTGGGTCGTCCCTTTCTGATCCGGTTCTCCGAGTACCTGGATCCGGCTTTCGTCACAATGGATATATCTGCTTTCCAGAAGTTCCTCTTTCATCAGCTGATACAGCGGTTTCAGGTATCTGTCTGCACAAGTTTATGATCCAGTTCGCCATAGTCTTTGTGGAAAGATCAAGATCATATCTGGCAAACTCTCTTTCCTGACGTGCCAGAGGCATTCCATTTACATATTTAACGTTCATGATACCGGCGACAAGGGAAGGCGTAGCGATACTTCCACGGATCAGGGAAGGTTCTTTTTCCGGACGTTTCATGGACCCGCATTCCGGGCAGCTGTATACATAAGTGATCTCTTCTTCAACCTCAAACTTTGCAGGTACAAAGCGCAGGCGTTTTACGGTCTCCTTTGTTACTACATTGTATTTTTTTCCGCATTCCGGACAGTAACGGGTTTCCCCTTCCAGTTTATAGGTCCTGATCTCAACGGTCTCAAAATTGGAAAG